TAAACTCCAAGATCGTTTTGACCACCAATATCTTTCATCATTATATGTCCAGAAAAAAAGAAAGGTGGATAATCTGCTCCTGAAGGTTGAACATAAGAATAAGTTTCATTACTAACTGATCCAGGAGTTCCAGCATTTGTTCCACCTTGTGGAGTTGGAAAACCTTGTTGTCCTCCGTTTCCACCATTAGCAGTTAAATTTGTATTAAAAGTAGTCGCTGATCCTGCTTGTCCTGCTTGTTGAGGACTGTTTAAACCTGCACCGCCACCTTCTCCAATTGAAAATGGAGCAGTATATGGTTGTGATACAGGAACTTTAAAAAATCCATACCCACCATGTCCACCTACTCCTCCAAGAGCAACGTTAGAGGCTCCACCGCCTCCACCGCCTCCTCCACGAATGTAAACGTGTAGTTTTGAAGTGCCTGGTTGAGCAGTAAATGTTGTTGGGCTTGTTCCAGAGTGTATGCTTTGTGTTAGAACCATGTTAGTCGCTGAAACTGAACCTGAAGAAGCTGCAATAACTCTTCCATCAGAATCAATAGTTAAATCTGCTGTTGTAAAAGTTCCTTTTGCTGGTTTAATTATTCTTGGCATTAATTATCTTTCCTCCTTAAAATTAATCTACCATTTCTACATAAGAAACATGAAATGCTAAATCGTTAGCAGCACCAGCTGTAACAGCAATTAAGTCAGTTTCATCTAAGTAGATAGGTCTGTTAATTAAATCTAATGTTGAATCGGCAGGCACTGAAATTGTGCTTGCTATTTTATAATAAGTTGAACCATTGTCGTTACTAATTTCCACTGTTGCATCAACAGCGTTAGTTCCATCAATATTCGCTAATAATATTGTATCAATTCTAACTGCAGTTTCTGCAGGGACATCAATCATAGTAGTTCTGTTTGTATCAGATAAACTACCCATAGCATTCTTAGGTGTGATTGTTGCTATGTTTACAAGATTTGGTGTTGCCATATTTTATTCTCCTTCTAGATTAATATCCGAAAACCATAGAAAAGACAATACCTTTTCCATCAGTTGTTATTTTTTGTGTTGAACTAGTACCATTAGCATTAGTTAATTTACCAACTCCTGAGCCTTTTGGTACTAAAGTAAGATCAATATTAGTATCGCCCCCAACTGCTGAAATAGTAGGACTATTACCAGTTGCAGCGTTTGTTATATCAAAATGGTTAACTGCAGAGGCTGTTGTTTGAAATTGTAACTGTTCATTTCCGTTTTCGTCTCTAATTCCATGATCATCATCAAAGTCAATCATAAAAGAATTAGTGTCTAAATTACCACCTAATTGTGGTGATGTATCATCTACAACATCTCCACCGAACTCAACAGAAACTATATTTGGATTTGTGCCGTC